CCCGAATCCGAATCAAACTCAAAGAACTGACCCATGCCAATGTGCAGTTCATTTCATTGGTGGATCGGGCCGCTAGTAGAATTCCTTTCCGAGTTCAAAAACGGAATACAGAGGAGTCTGAGATGCATTTCGATCTGTCCCGCATCTTCAAGGGTGAAACCAAGCCCAGTCCCGTCATCACCGCTGTTGTGGTGCTCAAGCAGTCCGATGAAGCCATTGCGGAGCAGGTTCGGAAATCAATTGCAGACGCAGGCTTCAAGACCGATGCAGTAGAGGAGCAGGATGGCTCGCTCGTCTATAAGCAGTCGGATGAAGAGGGTGTGTTGGTTCGTCTGAGCGATAACATGCTCGTGATGGTCCAGAACATGCCCCCGGCGTCAGGCGTGTTTGCAGAAGCGGTGGAGTCGTTTGGCTTCTACCCCGATCTGCAGACGGCCAACTCCATGGTGGCGGATGCCACATCGAACGTCATCCGAAAGGGTGAGGGATCGCTCGATTCCATCACGTCTGACTTTTCCGCATACGCAAAAGTGTTGCAGAGCCTTCCGGAGTCATGCTACAAAGCAGACACGGCAGTAAGTGCGCTCGTGGTGAAAGACGACGTGCATGGACTGAAGCCCAATGGGGGCTCAGTCACCGTTGAGAAGGATTCCATGTCCTACACCTGTAAGGAAGATGGTTCTGCCATGAAGAAAGAGGGTGACTCGTATGTCTGCCCGAAGTGCGGAGCCAAGCAAGCGATGAAGGCTGAGGAGCCTGTCACTGAGACCGTCGTTACGGAGAAGAATGACGACGCATCGGAGCCGGTGAAGGCAGAAGAAGTTACTCAGAAAGCTGATGAGAAGGTCGAAGAGAAAGTAGAAACCGTAGAGAAAACGGACTTCGACAAGATCATGGAAGCTATCTCTGGTCTTCGCACCGAACTCACCCAGAAGATGGATCAGCAGGGTGAGAAGATCGAATCCATTGCTACCAAGCAGGAAGACCAGAAAAAAATCCTTGACGCTACGGTTGAGAAAGCCGACACTCTTTCTCAGAAGATGGAAGGCGTGGTGGTTGCGCCTCCGGAAGCCGGTGATAGGGTCAAGTCAGACACCACCAAGAAGGCAGAAGATACAGACCCCCGGCGCGGCAATTTTGATACGGCTTATCTTCGTCGCCGTCGCTAACGCGCAGAGCAGTTGACCATCTGAATAAGTTACAGGGAGAAAGGACACATGAGCACGAATCAGGAGCTAATCCAGAAGGCTGACATGGCTCTGAGCGATCTGGCGACCGCTGGAAAGCTGAATCCAGAGCAGACCGACCGCTTCATCCGCACGGTGATTGACCAGCCCACCCTGCTGAATGCGGTTCGCACCGTGACAATGAGCACACCGTCGCGGAAGATCAACAAGATTGGCTTCGGTTCGCGCATCATGCGACCGGCGGTGTCGGCAACGGCACTGCAGGATTCTGATCGCGTCAAGCCGGATCTTGGTCAGGTGCAGTTGGATACCGTCGAAACGATGGCGGAAATTCATCTGCCCTACGATGTGCTGGAAGACAACATCGAAGGCGGCAACGTCTCGGTGCCGATGCAGTCGCCTGCGGGTGGCCTGCACCAGACCATCGTGGACCTGATCGCAGAGCGTGCGGCTCTGGATCTGGAGGAACTGGCGATTCAGGGTGACACCTCCTCGGGTGATGCCTACCTCGCCATGCAGGATGGCTACCTGAAGCTGGCGGCGGCGAACGTGGCTGATGTGGGTGGCGCGTTCGACAAGTCGGCAGTCAAGACGGCGCTGAAGACGATGCCGACTCGTTATCTCCGGAATCGTGCGGCACTGCAGCACTTTGTTTCGGTGGACAACGAAACGGAGATCCGGGACAGCTACGCCAACCGCAACACTGCGCTCGGTGACTCGACGGTGCAGGCGAACAGCCCCATCTATGTGTTCGGCAGCAAGATCACGCCGGTCGCACTGATGCCCGGAGCCAACGGTCTGTTCACGGACCCGCTGAACCTGATCTTCGGTATTCAGCGTAACGTCCTCATCGAATACGATAAGGACATCCGCGCTCGGGTGTTCATCATCGTGCTGACGACTCGCGTGGCCTTCAAGATTGAAGAGACCAACGCGCTTGTGAAGTATACGGGTATCACCGGTTCGCGGTAAGACTCGTGATGGTAGTGACTGAGGGACTTCTCTAACTGGGGAGTCCCTCTGTTTGTTTGCAATCAATTGCAAGGAGTGCAATAAGACATGGCCCTGAATAAGAAGACTGAGACCCCTGCAGAAAAGCCTGCCGTAGAACAGCCCAAGCCCGTAGATGATACGGTGCTGTTGGAGCTTGAGCTTTACACCATCTATAACCTCTCTGGGAAGATCTTCCAGAAGGGACAG